CTTTTACTCAGTTTGACCATTGGTTCTTGTTCGATGTAGAAAAAGGCTACTATTCGTGTGGCTATCTGGCTCGTGTTTGCCACATTTCCAGTGAAATGACTGAAGATGAGATAAATCAGGTCATTGAACAAGCAATTGATGACATTATTCGTCTCGATTTTACAGGAATGTACACTAAAAAGTACAGAGATGAGCCTGTTCCAGCCTAATAATAGGCTAATTTTAACCACTTTTAGGGCCTCTAGCCTCAATTTTATGTCCTCTAGCCTCCCTATTAGTGGTTTTTACCCCCTTTAAGGGCATGGGGGGGGGTCTCTGCAATGACTCCCCCTCCCCTTTTCGCGGGGTCCTCAGAAAAACCTCCGGGGGACCTTTTTAGAAGTCGATTTTCAATGATATTTGAACGAGTCGGTAGTGTTGGACAGTGCAGATTTGCTCTTTTGAAAGACGCTAAACAGCCCTCAGTGCCTTTCAAACACGGATTTGGCTGCCTCACCTCCTCAGCCGAATGGGTTTTACCGCTAAAAACAGACAAAACTTTTCAAAATGTCTGCCAACGATTGGTTTTCACGGGTTCTCATGTGCCCTCCTCCTTTCCCAGTCGTTGAACGACACTACCGATTCCTTCAAGTACCATTGGATAAAAGAAAGAGAGACGATGTACGATGAAAACAGCTCAAAGTGCGGAGTCTCAGACGACTCCAGTGATGCCTCGATCCTGTCTAACACCCGAGGCTGAAGAAAACCAGCTAATTTCCCTGGCTGTTGACGCTGCTAAGAAGCAGTTAATCGAAGGAACAGCCTCCAATTCTATCATTCTCCACTATCTTAAGCTTGCCACTACAAGAGAACGGATCGAACGCGAGATCATGGAGAAACAGAAAGAGCTTATGGCGGCCAAAACCGAGGTGCTCGCATCACAGGCAAGAGTTGAAGAACTTTATACTCAGGCTATGCGGGCCATGCAGAAGTACAGTGGCTACGACAACGGGGGTGCTGACGATGATGAATTCATCCCCGGAGCGTAAATCCTATACTGCGCTCATCAAGCTGAAGACTTTTGATGAGCGCTTTGAGTATTTGGCCCTCAATGGAAACATTGCGGAAGACACTCTTGGATACATGCGCTACCTTGCTCAAAGGTTCTACGCTACTCCAGAGTGGAAACAGATCCGAGACAAAGTGATAGAACGAGACAATGGTTGTGAATTAGGCGTCGATGGATACTTTATCCGCGGCGCTATTTACATTCACCATATTAACCCGATCACAAGACTTGACATCCAATACGGAACCGACTTGCTAAGAGACCTTGATAACCTTGTTTGCTGTTCCTACGATGTCCACCAAGCAATTCACTACGGCAACAAGGATCGAATTCCCCGAGATCCTATCATACGTAGACCCAATGACACATGCCCATGGAAGGAGTAAAAGACCGATATGAGCGAAAGTATTCTTGAAACAGTTCGGATCGCCTGCAATGTCGGTTCCGACAATACGGACTTCGACAATGAGCTAATTCTCTACACCAACTCTGTACTGGCTATCGCTACACAGCTTGGTGTAGGTCCTAAGACCGGTTTTCGTATCACAGGCGAATCTGAGTCCTGGCAGGAATTCCTCGGCGATATGAACGTCGATGCAATCAACACAGTTCAGACCTATATAGGCAAGAAGGTCAAGCAACTCTTCGATCCTCCTGTTTCCTCTGCAGTCAATGACAGCCTGGATCGTAACCTCAAGGAACTTGAGTGGCGCACTAATGTGGCCGCTGAGTCCGTCGACTATTCCGATGACCGTGACGACGATCAAGACGAGGATAAGGATTGCTGTATGCCAATCAGCGATACCGAAATAAATGAAATTGTGGAGGGAACAGGCTCATGAGTATGCTACTTGTTTCCAATGAGCAGCCAGGCCACTACCTGATGCATTATCGCACAAAAGGATCCAAGAATGGTGTAAGACTTTATCAAAATCCCGATGGTACATTGACTCCACTTGGCCGTGAGCACTATGGAGTTGGCGAGAATCGGCGGTATGATCGACTCGAGTCTACCATCACGAAGAATACGAGTAATGCCAGCAAGCATACTTCAAAAGCTGCAGAGATAAAAAAAGAGCTCGACAAAGATGAGACTCGTATGCTCAAAGGTAAGTCTCATATGTCCGACGTGGATCGAACCAAGCTCCTTAAGAAGTACTATAAGCTGAACACCAAGTCACTTGCATACCAGCGTAAAGCTGAGCATGGCAAGTACAAGCTTATGAAGTTCCTTAGCAGTACACAGAGGCTTTACGATGAGAGGCTTAAAGCTGGAATCGATATAGCCCTTAACGCAAAGAATTCCAATCTCATTATTGATCGAATGCTGGAGCATGCCGATTCAGGCACAGATCTCACAGAATTCCTTAATAGTTTGACTGAGGAGCAGCGTAACGCTCTTTATGTCATCTTTGACGACCTTCTTCCGGATGAAAGTGACGACCACCTTGAACACCACGGCGTTAAAGGACAGGAACATGGAAAGCGTCAGTACCAGTATGAAGATGGAACCTACACCCCTCTCGGACGAATCCATTATGGCATTGGTTTAGGCCGAAAGAAAAAGAAGGATGACAGTGAATCTGGAGACTCCGGATCATCAGAGGGTGATTCGGCCAAATCTGAGCGTCGCAAAGCTCGAGCCGAGAGAAGAGAAGAACGTCGTAAAGCAAGAGCGACCAAACGTGAGCAGAACAAGATTGAACGTAAAGCTCTCAAAGAAGCTGCTGAACTGGAACGCAAGAATATTCGTAACCTGACAGATGACGAGCTTCAGGCTAGAATCAACCGGCTGAACAAAGAAAAGCAGCTCGATCAGCTCATCAGAGAACAGTCTGAACGTGGCATGTCTCCGCTGCGTCAGAAGGCATCTAAGCTGCTCTCCGAAGCTGCTGAAAATCTTGCTAAGCAGACACTTAGTACTCTCACCCAGAAGATGGTCAACAAACTCGGTGAAAAGCTTGACGAGAAAGAAGCGATTGATCTCGGCAAGTATAGAGACGTTGACCTGTTCTCCCTAAACTCAGACGAATTGTCCAAGATCCAGGATGCTTTCTCTAAGGCTGGTCAGATCGCCGAGAACCGGAATAAGGTATTCACTAACATTGAGAATGCTGAACGCCGTGAGAAGGCTAAGAAGGCAGAAGAAGAGAAAGCACGACAGGATGCTGAGAAGAAAGCCGCTGACGAGAAGCGAGCAGCAGACGCCAAAGCTGCTGAAGCTAAGGCTGAAGCGGATCGTAAGGCCGCTGCAGAGAAGAAAGAGGCCGATAGAAAGGCAGCTGAGAAGCGAGAAGCAGATGCAAAAGCAGCCGAAGAGAAGAAAATTCAAAATGCCGAGGCTCAAGCAAAGAATAAGGCTTGGAAGACTCAGGCTGAGAATGACAGTAAGACTCGTGCTGAAGCGAAACAGATAGCAAAAGCTGAAAAAGAAGCAGCCGCAGAAACTAAACGGCGTGAAGCGGCCGAACGCAAAGCCGAAACTGCCAAGAACAAAGAGGCAGCGGAGAAGGCGGTAGAAGAAGCTCGTCGTAGAGAGGAAGCAGCTCGCAAGAGTGCTAGTGACGCTGCTGCTTCAAGTTCTCGTGTCACCGCAGCACGTAATATGCTGAATTATGGTTATAGCATCAAGCAGATCGCGGCAGCATTAAATCTCTCAGAGAGCGTTGTAGAAAAGATGCTCAGGTGATCTGATGCTATCAAACACGGCGATACCGATTTACTATGGCCAATTCAGAGCCAGTGTAATGGCTGGAGAAATACCTATCTGCGAACCCATCGAACTCGAGATGCATCGTATAGACGATCTGATTGCGGATCCGAGATATTACTACGATGACCGAGCAATCGATGGGTTTATTGCGTTTTGTGAGGATGAAATGACCCTCACAGACGGTGCTGATCTGCATCTGCTTCCCACATTCAAGCTTTGGGCAGAGAGCATCTTTGCCTGGTTCTATTTCGAGGAGCAAGACGTACCCGTCCCGATGCCAAATGGTGATGTCTCGTACGTTAAACGATTCATCAAGCGAAGATTGTGCAATGAACTGTATCTGATCATTCCTCGAAGTGCCGCAAAGACTCTGTTTGCAACCCTTGTCCAAGCCTACTTCTTGGTCGTTGATACCACTTCAACCCACCAGGTCGCTGTTGCATACACAACGGACCAGGCTGATGAAACACTTTCACCGTTCCGAGTGGCTATTACCAGGGCTAAAGGACCACTGTTCAAGTTCCTCACTGAAGGAAATCTCCATAACACGACCGGAAGCAAGGCTAATCGTCCGAAATTGTATTCCAGCAAGCGTGGAATCGAGATGTCTCTAACAAACAGTTACATTGAAACGATTCCTATGCGTGTTGACCGACTCCAGTCTATTCGAACAAAGATCATCACGATCGACGAATGGCTCAGTTGCGACGTTCGAGACAACGTTCTTCAGGCAGCTCGCCAAAGTTGTGCCAAAACCCCTGACAGTTTGATCGTTGCAATCAGCTCCGAGGGTACTGTTCGAAACGCAATTGGCGACGACATCAAAATGGACCTGCTTAAGGTGCTTCATGGAGACATCCAGGCGCCTTACAGAAGAATCTGGTATTACAAACTTGATAGCGAGAAGGAAGTTGGCCATCCGGAACTATGGATCAAGGCCAATCCTAACCTCGGAGCAACGGTAACCTACGAAACCTATCAGCGAGACGTTGAGATTGCTGAGAAATCGCCTTCCGCACGAAACGATATTCTTGCTAAACGATTCAACCTCCCGATGGAAGGCTTCACATACTTCTTCACCTACGAAGAAACTCTGCGCCATATGCCCAAATCGTACTGGAAGATGTCCTGTTCGATGGGTTGTGACCTTAGTTTGGGTGACGACTTCTGTGCTTTCACGTTTCTATTCCCGCTGGGTAATGGTGCTTTCGGTGTTAAGACTCGAGATTACATTTCTCAGCTTACATTTGATCGCCTTAGTCCTGCAATGAGCGTGAAATACATGGAATTCATCAATGAGGGCAGTCTTATGGTCATGCCTGGAACAGTTCTCGATATGATGACTGTTTATGCAGACCTAGACAATTTCATTGTCGAGCAGGAATACACCGTAGAGTGTGTCGGCTACGACCCGTACAACGCTAAAGATTTCGTGGCTCGTTGGGAAAGTGAAAACGGGCCTTTTGGCATTGAGAAAGTTATTCAGGGCGCCAAAACCGAGTCAGTCCCTCTTGGTGAATTAAAGAAACTGGCCGGAGAAAGAATGTTGCTCTTTGACGAATCCCTTATGGAATTCGCAATGGGCAACTGCATGGTTAGTGTTGATACGAATGGTAACCGTAAGCTGATCAAAAAGCGTGCAGATCAGAAGATTGATGCTGTTGCTGCCCTCATGGATGCTTACGTTGCTTACAAACTAAATCGAGACGCATTTGAGTGAGGAGATTGCCTATGAGCTTCCTAGATAGAGTCCGGCATGCCTGGAACGTGTTCAACAATAAGGATCCCACGGTGCCGTACACACAGGTTGGCATCGGCTATGGGGCTAGACCTGATCGAATGCGATTTACAAGAGGCAATGATCGGACCATTAGAACATCTGTATGCAACAAGATTGCCATTGACGTGGCCCGCAATAGGATCATCCACGCAAGAACAGATGATGACGGCCGATACACTGGTGTTGTCAACTCTGGACTACACAATTGTCTCACACTATCCGCCAATTTGGATCAGACCGGTCGCGCTTTCATCCAGGATGCCGTTCAGAGCATGCTCGACGAAGGTTGTATCGCGCTCGTTCCAATCGACACTGACGATCGTCCATCGGATTCAAAGAACTTTAAGATCTACACCATTCGAACTGGACGCATTGTGCGCTGGTATCCGAACACGGTTAGAGTGAGTGTTTACAACGAGCGCCTTGGCGAACACCAGGAGATTACCGTTCCTAAAGAGACTACGGCCATCGTTGAGAATCCCATGTATGCCGTAATGAATGAGCCGAGTAGTACTATGTCTCGACTCTCAAGGAAACTGAGTCTTCTTGATGCTGTTGATGAAAGCGCTAGCAGCGGAAGATTGGATATGATCGTCCAGCTCCCGTATGTCATCAAGACTGAAGCTAGACGTCAGCAGGCTGAACTAAGACGCAATGACATCGAACGACAGCTGAGCGAAGGAAAGTATGGCATCGCATATACCGATGGCACTGAACGAATCACTCAGCTCAATCGACCAGTTGAGAACAATCTCATGAAGACAATCGAATACCTGACGAACCTCCTGTTTAGCCAGATGGGCATAACACAGGGGGTTCTTGACGGTTCTGCAGATGAACGAACTATGCAGAACTACAGGATTCGAATCATTGAACCAATTCTCGCGGCACTTACAGACGAGATGTCTCGTAAGTTTCTCACTGAAGAAGCCCGCAATGATGACCACCAGACAATTATGTTTTTCACCGATCCGTTGAAGATGGTCACCACTAGTGAATTGGCTGATCTGTCTGACAAACTCATTCGTGGCGAGATTGCTACGAGTAATGAAATCAGACAGGCTATCGGAATGCTTCCTAGCAAGGATCCTAACGCTGACATTCTCAGGAATAAGAACCTGAGCGAGCCTACTGGGACCGAGCAACCGCACGTTCCGACAAACGGACTGACAGATTTGTCTAGCAGTCAGGAGGAGTAATCAAAATGAAAGACTACGATTTCTGTGGTTACGCCACAAGGAACAACATCCGTTGCTCTGACGGCCGTACCATCATGAAAAATGCGTTCGCAGACGATGACGGCAAGCGCGTCCCGCTCGTCTGGAACCATCAGCATAACGATCCGACTAATGTTCTGGGCCATGCGGACCTTGAGAACAGAGAAGATGGCGTGTTCGCTTATGCCAAATTCAATGACACTGAGAGCGGCCAGAATGCTAAGCAGCTTGTTCTGCACGGTGATATTTCCGCTCTTAGCATTTTCGCAAACAAGCTCCAGGAACAGTCTGGCAAAGTCATGCATGGCATCATCCGTGAGGTGAGCCTTGTTCTTGCTGGCGCTAATCCTGGTGCGACAATCGACTCTTTCGTCGCTCATAACGATGATGGTCTGGTTGTTGAAGACAGAACTCAGGGTTGTTTCTATTCGGGCCTTGAGGGTGAACTTTACCATGCAGACGACTCGGACAAAAAAGATGACGAGGACGAGCAGGAAGAAGAAGCTCCTGAAAAGTCTGAAGGACGCACCGTTGAGGATGTCATGAAGACATTTACCGATGAGCAGAAGGTTGTAATTAAGGCCTTGCTCGAGACTGCTATCCAGAAAGATAGCGACGACGAAGAGTCATCCGACGATGATGACGACAATGATGAGGAGGAATCCGAAGTGAAGCACAACGTCTTCGATAATGAAACTACCCCCAAAGAGAACTACATCAGCCATGCTGATGAGATGGCCATTCTGAAGAACGCCAAGAATCCTGCTATCGGCACCCTTAAGGGAGCTATGGCAGCTTACTGCGAAGAGAAGGGCCTGGAACATGGCTTTGACACTGCCAGCACCACCTTCCTGCTTCCGGAATACAAGGATCTCAAGGGCGGCGCTCCTGAGATGCTTACCGACGACCAGGGCTGGATTACCAAGGTCCTGCAGAAGGTCCATAAGAGCCCGATGACTCGTATCCGTACTCGTTTCACCGACATCCGGAACATCGAGAACCTGCGTGCAAAGGGTTACAAGCAGAAGGGCGACAGGAAAACCCTGACTGGGGATTATTCTGTGATCTATCGTACCACCGATGCCCAGACTGTGTACGTTCGCTCCAGCCTGCATCGTGACGATGTCCTGGACATCACTGACTTCGACGTTGTGCAGTACCAGTACAACATCGATAAGATGATGCTCAACGAAGAACTGGCAACCGCTATCCTGCTTGGTGACGGACGCGAAGATGGTGATCAGTATCGTATCGATCCTACCAAGATTCGTCCTATCTGGACCGATGACGAGCTGTATACGATTCATCGTACCGTCGATTTTAATGCTGTTAAGACTCAGCTTCAGGGTACGAACACTGGTGCTTATTTCGGTGAAGGCTTCGTTTATGCCGAAGCGTTCATTCAGGAGCTCCTGTATGGTCGCGAGGATGCCAAGAATCTTGGTCAGGGCGATTTGTTCATTACTCCTCATGCTCTCAACAAGATGCTGCTTGCTCGTGACATGAATGGTCGTCGTATTTACAACACCGTTGAAGAACTGCGTTCTGCCCTTAACGTTGGCAGCATCATCACTGTCGAACAGTTCGAAGGCAAGAAGCGCTCCGTCACTGTAAACAGCACCACCACCACGAAGAACCTGCTTGGTATGGTCGTTAACCTGAACAACTATTACCTGGGCTGCAACAAGGGCGGCGAAATCACTCACTTCACCGACTTCGACATCAACTTCAACACTCTGGAGAGCCTGCTGGAAACCCGTTGCTCCGGTTCCAACACTCGTCCGTTCAGCGCCCTGGTGCTCGAAGAAGACGTCGCCTAAGGAGTAATTCAAAATGGCAAGGTTTTGTGGAAAAGTCGGTTACGTTGTTAATAACGAAGCTGACGCGCATCCTGGTGTATGGGGTTCTGTACAGGAACCTGTTGAACGTACCTATTACGGGGACGTGAATCGAACCATACGTAGGCTTGAACCCGGAGAAGGCATCAATGACAACGTTGTGGTAAACAACGAAATCAGCATTGTCGCAGATCCGTTTGCTCGAGAGCATTTCTTTGCCATTCGATATGTGAAATGGATGGGGGTAGCTTGGAAAGTCTCCAATGTGGAGGTCCTCTACCCCCGTCTCGTTTTAACTCTCGGAGGTAGATACAATGGGCGAACGGCGAATTGAGTTTCATGAGTATCTCCTGAAGCTGCTTGGGGAACACGGCACTGTCGCCCCGACCAACACCGGCTGGGTATGGACTCCGATGTCTGACATTGGATCTGATGATGGTCAGCCGATCTATGTTTACAATCAGCCTCCGGAGTCACTCCAAATTAATTACCCATGCCTCATTTACGAAAGAAAAAACCTTCGGAAAACATCAGCCGACAATAAGACTTATCTGAAGTTCTGGGCCTATAGGTTAATTTACATTACTTGGGCTCCAGACAGCTCTGCTATTGATTGGCTGGCCGATTTTCCATGGTGCTCCTTCGATGGAAACCCTTATGAGGCTGACAACCTGCATCACTATACCTACACGATCTATTATTGAGGAGGCCATGCATATGTCTA